TTGGGGTCAGGCCACCTGGTGTGTCCGGTGCGACGGGGGGGGGGTTTTTGTTTATTTGAGATATTCCCGCAGAGCCCGCAGGATGAGTTTCTCTGATGGATAGACCTCAAAGGCCTTGCCGCATATCACACACTTTTTTCTGCGACTCACCCTTGCAAGTCGGCGATGGCAACACCGCAGACATTTGCGATTTTTTCGAGGGTGTTTACTCTCGGGACAGCCTTCCCGGATTCCGCATATTGGATGGTTGCAGTGGACAGCCCGGCTTTTTCTGCCAGCGCCCGGATAGTCAGCCCGGCGTTTTCTCGAGCGGCCTTGATTCTTGCAGAAGACACGCCGAGTGTTTTATAATCGGGTGACATATATCCGATTTGGAACATGCCCTGCTGCTGCAACGGCAATGCTTTGAGCGCAAAGCTGTTATCTACGTCCTCAAGGTCTACATCCTTCAGAACGTAAGCGCAGGCGTTGTCAAGCTCCGGGGTCATCTTGTGGAGCTTGTGCGCCAGCATAATTTTCATCATCACGCCACGCACAGGAAACCTCGTAGCGTTGTCAAGGTCTGCCTGATTCACGCAGTCGGGGTTGCAGGCTTTATCCAGCAAACGGTACAGCTTGCCCAGATTTTGGATGGTGGTGTTTTCCATTTTGTCCTCCTAGCATTCACTTGTTCAGCATGTCCATCACGGCGTTGTAATGGCTTTCGTATTCCTCGGCAACGGCAAGCTCTTTTTCGACTTTCGCCTTCTGGTAAGCCCGCTCTTCGCCGTAGATTTCGCTTTCAATCGCATCGGGGATCTCAACGAATGCTTTCTGCTTTTTGCCATTGACCATCACATACACGCCGAATGCGTAACGCACGTTCTCCGGCCAACGACCGATCTGCTGCTTGTAGGCACCTGCCTTCATTTCCTTCCCATTCACCAGCAGGGAATTGATGGTGTACTGCCATTCGTGGCACAATACGGAGAACTCGTTGCCGTCGCTCGAGATAGTTTTTTCGGTAATGACCTTTTTGTCAATGTCGAGTTCGATTTTTGCGCCGCGGGCGGTATTCCAAGAGTATTTCATTTTTTGTGCCTCCATCTGTGTTTCCTTCTGACGCCATCATTATACCACAAAACTAATACAAGTGATACAGGCATAGTCACCAGACTTTGCCTTATTTTTTTGTCTATTTTGTATCAGTTGTATCAGATTTAAGCAGGGCTCAACTGAGTGTTTTTGTCCTTCGTTGTGCGTTCGTTGCCTCTTAACTCTCCTTAAAAAGGTAAACTGAGCGCAAAGGGAGGGAAGCGCCATGTGGCACAAGTTTAACCCCAACCCCCACGGGAGCAGCGTCGGAGACTGTGCTGTGCGGGCGGTAGCAGCGGCCACCGGCCGGAGCTGGGAGCAAGCTTATATCAGCCTTGCGCTCACTGGTTACGCCCTCGGCGATATGCCCAGCGCCAACCGCACATGGGGCGCATACCTCCAAAAGCAGGGTTACAAGCGCCGCATGGTGGAAGCCGACTGCTCCACCTGTTACACCGTGGCAGATTTTGCCCGGGAGTATCCGCGCGGCGTGTATGTACTGGGCTGCTCCGGCCACGTTCTGGCCGTCATCGATGGCAAGTGGTGGGACAGTTGGGACAGCGGCGCAGAATGCCCGATCTACTACTGGTACAAGGAGGAAAACGATGCCGATTTATAACGGATACCCGCAAGTGTATTACCCGCAACAGCCGCAGGGGCAGCTGGAACAGCTGAGGGCGGCGCAGTACCAGGCCCAGCCCGTCATGATGCCGACAATTCAGGGGCAGGCCGCACCGGCTGACAGCGGTTTTATCTGGGTACAGGGTGAAGCGGCAGCTCGGGGCTATCTGGTTGCCAACGGGAGCCGGGTGCTTTTACTGGATGCCGATTCCGATACCTTTTACATCAAAGAAGTGGGGCAGGACGGCAGGCCGTTTCCTCTCCGCATCTACGACTACAAAGAACGCACCAGCGGCCCCAAAGCGTCGATCGCTGCCACGCAAGCCGCAGGCGGGGAGTATGTCACCCGCAAGGAGTTCGACGCGCTGGCGGCAAAGCTGGCGGCGTTGGAGAAGCAGGAAGCACCAGAGCCGGAAAAGGAGGGCTAAACGATGAGCAGCAGCTTGTATAATTCGATGGGCCGACAGACCCAGAACCCCATTGGCGGGCAGTTCCAGCAGTTTATGGGCCAGATGCAGGGAAAGAACCCGCAGGAGATGATAAACCAGATGCTCACCTCTGGGCAGCTCTCACAACAGCAGCTCAACGCCATTCAGCAGCGGGCACAGCAGATCGCGCCGATGCTCAACGGCATGAAAAATATGTTTGGATTCTAAAATGCGGCCGCATTTAGAATAAATTTCAAAATCTAACGTAAAGGAGTAAAACTATGTCTCTTTCTTCTGATAGCACGGTTCTGACCATGCCGGTACAGCCCGCCAATGGTTACAGCAACGGCTTCAACGGCTGGAGATGGACCGGCGGCTGATCAAGAGCAGGATCGCTCAGCTGAACCGGGAGTTGAAGGATGTGAAAAGGCACCGGGAGGTGACCAGGGAGCAGAGAAGCCGGAACCATATTCCGGTGGCGGCCATTGTTGGCTATACCAATGCGGGGAAATCCACGCTTTTGAATACGCTGACAGGGGCGGATATTTTGGCGGAGGATCAGTTGTTTGCCACGCTGGATCCCACGACGAGAGAACGAAAGCTGCCAAGCGGTCAGGAGATTTTGCTGACAGATACGGTGGGATTTATCAATAAACTGCCGCATCATCTGATTGATGCCTTTCGCAGTACGCTGGAGGAGGCAAAGTTTGCGGATCTGATCCTGCATGTGGTGGATGCGGCAAATGAGCAGATGGACCAGCAGATGTATACGGTCTATGAGACGCTTAATAATCTGGGTGTGACAGATAAGCCGGTGATCACGGTATTCAATAAACAGGACCGGCCGGGGTTTGACGGGATGGCCCGGGATTTTCGGGCAGATGCTGTAGTGAGGATCTCGGCAAAGACAGGCGAGGGTATCCAGGAACTGCTAGAGACCATCGAAGCGGTGCTGCGTCAGCAGAAAATTTTTGTAGAAAATCTATATTCCTATCGGGAGGCTGCAAAGATCCAGCTGATCCGGAAGTTTGGAGAACTGAAGTCCGAAGAATACCGGGAGGACGGGATCTATGTGCAGGCCTATGTTCCAGTGGAGATTTATGAAAATGTCAAGGTCTCCCGGGGAGATTCCTGAAATTGCTTTTTGTATGCCCGGGAGAAAGTAGAGTAGTCCCGGAAACCGCAGTCAAAGCATGCCTGAGTTCCCGGAACACCTGATAAAATCAGTTCTTTTGCAAGCAGGAGCCGCTTCTGGGTGATATACTGCCCCAGAGTATAGCCGGTTTCCTGCTTGAATAGTCTCATCATATAATATTTGCTGATATAGAATTTTCCCGAAAGCCTGTCAATAGAAAGATCTTCCGAAAGGTTTTCGTTGATAAAGGCAAGGATATCCTGGATCTTGGAATTATAATCCCGGGTATCGATAAATTCCAGCCGGTTTTTTCTTGCCGCCCGGTTCAGATGGATCATAAATTCCAGAAACAGCACCTGGCGGTAAAGCTCCGCGGCATAGCCGTTGTCAGAGAATGACTGCTCCAGCCGTGTGATGGCGCGAAACAGAGAGCTTTTCTCCAGCGAAGGAATACGAAGGACATTGGAATGCTCAAGTTCAGCCTTGTGAAAGCAGTAGCTTAAGTCATAGGAATCCGTGTGGTAGGCGTCCATAAAATTCGGTGAGATATAGACGATGATCCGTTCGTACACCTTCGAATTATCTACCGAGAGCCGGTGGATATCGCCATGCCGGACCAGCACGATGTCATAGGGCTTCAGATCATAAGACTTGCCCTCGATCATATAGCTGACCGAGCCCTTGATAAAAATCGTAATCTTATCAAAATCATGATAGTGGTAGGCGACCTCCTGAGTTTCTCGGTCTGTCAGATGAAACAGCCGGAACTCACTGTTGAGGTAGCCTTTTTTTGTATATATTTCCATAAAAATCTCCATTGGGGACAGGGGGTAATGTAATTGGGGACGTAGACCATTGCGATTGGGGTACGTCCCCAA